TTCTCTTTAACTATTTCTATTATTTCTTTTGTTTTTTCATCAAGATCATTTTCTAGTTCATCATAAAATGAACTTAAATCACACATACGTTCATCAATTATATCTTCTAATAAATCATTTTTATCAACTGTTATAAACTGTTTCTTCTTCTTATCAAATTTATAAGCTAGTGTATTTTGGGTGTTAGTAATTAAAATATTTTTAAACTGAGGGTACTTATCATTAAAATGTGTATATTCAACAAGATGAGGTAGACTACAGTATCTATATTTAAGAATAGACATTTTTTCTTTTCTGCTAAATACATCTGCAAGATTCTCATGACCTAGAGCAATAATATTATATGTATTGTTAACAGTACCATTGTTAATTGTTTCATTAATTGTATTATGATCACCACTTAAATTAAGTTGTTTATTAATCTTTTGAAGTGTTTTAGGATGAACTTTACAGTTTTTATTTAATAAATCTGTTAATATAGATTTCACTTCTTTCATTTCTTCTGATTGTTTTTCAATAATTAATTTTAATTTATTATTTTCATTTAATAAACTATCTTTATTTATTTTGGCTTTACATCTAAAATTAATATGTCTATTTAAATTATCTATACGGCTAAATGTTTTATTGCAATACTTACATGATAAATTATTTAAATTTGTTGTTGATAAAACAGATGGAGTTGTATTGGAGGTTTCCGGAGTTATTGTTTCTACATTTGGAGGTTTTAACTGTTTTTTGGAGTTATTGTTTCCATGATATTTAATGTTGTGTTTCCATATACCATCTCTATTTTTATATGTTTTATTACATATTTCACATAAATATACATCATTATTATTTTTAGTTTTTCTTTCCATAAGTATAATTATAATATATTATCTTATATATTTTTTTAAATGGAAACATATTTCCACCGTTTCCAACTTATATTCAACCAAGACCCAGAGAGAGAGGGGAGTTAAAAAATATTTTATTTCTAAAAAAATTTTGGTAATAAAGTAATTTAATATTTTCAAAAATTATTATTATTAAATAAACATATTCATTTAATAATATAAATTAAACATCAACTTCTTTCTCTTCTTTCTTTGGATAGAAGGTCTTGAGGAATGATTGGAATTCAGTAAATTTAATTACCTTACCATCACCTTCTTTACCAAGACCTAGAGCTTTAGCTGTTGCCTTGTCAAGAGTAGTGTTTTGACCATCTTTAAGCTTGAGTTCAGTAAATTTATTATTTAATGCACTCATAACTTTGGGACGAGCCATACTTGCACCTTCTTCAAGTCCAAGAAATTTAGCCAAAACTTCAGGAACAGGTTGTTCTTTATTAAAACCACCGTTTACATTACCTTTACGCTTGGGTTTAGATTTAATAGCTTTATTTACTTCATCAGTATGAGTCTTGCTCAATACTTTTACAATTGCATTGCACTGACGTTCATAATCATTTCGAACTTTTTCACGAGATTTAAGTTGTTTTTCAAGTTCATTAATTTCTTTGTTAACATCTTTGATATCGCCACGAAGAGCTTCTAATTTTTTAGTTAATTCTTCAAAAGATTCTTTAGTTTTCTTTTCTTTTGTTTTCTTTTCGACTGCTTCATCTTCTGAATCAGATGATTCAGAATCAGAATCAACTTCTTCATCTTCATCAGAGTGTTCTTCAACTACTTCAGCTTTCTTAGTTGGTTTTGTTGATTTAGTCTCTTTAACTTCATCATCAGAAGATTCAACTACTTTTTTGCCTTTGGTTGTTTTCAAAACAGGTTGAGGCTCTTCATCTTCAGATTCAACATCTTTTTTGGTATTCTTAGCTTTTGAAACTTTGACATCGCTAGTATCCTTAGTATTTTTTGATGGCATTATGATATGAACCTTGGGGTTAATAAATAATTTTATCAATTTTTTTTGTACTATTAATTGAAATTAAAAGAAACAACTATTTTATCAGCTTTTGATTCAGAAAAGGTCATTATACTGGATTCAGAAGATTTAGATATATAATTTGTATTTAATGTAAAATTATTACATATAGAAGCTGGTTTAATAAACTTTTTGATTTTTGTACATTTTTTTGATTTTTTTTTATCATTTTTATTTTTTTTATTCATGTCTAATTCTATTAAATCATGATTTATATTAATATACTCATAAATTTTTTTGGATATAAACCACTTAAAAAAATTTAATTGTCCAATTGTTGTAATTACACAATTATCACCAATAAAATAAGGTATTCTATCACCCCTACTAAATGGATCAAAATGTTTTTTTTGATATGCTTTTAATTGTTGTTTATAAGATGTATGAACATTAAAAATTTGTTCAACATCATTTTCTTTTAGTTTATAATTTGTCTTATTATTTTTTGAATACTTTGTTATAAAATAATCTATTAATCTAATTGAAATTTTAGATTCAAAATTTAAAATAGGAATAAATAAATTTATATTTTGTTCATCTTCATAAAATTTTTCTAGGGATTTAATAATCATATTTTCTTGAGAAGTAATTTGAATATTTTTAAAAACCTCGTTATTTAATTTTGTTGATTCTGAAATAGACATCGAGAATTTTGATATAATAAGAATAGTTGTATTGTCTTTAAATCATTAAAATAATAAAAATTATTTTAAGCATTATAGAAATTTTAGTCAGATGTTTCAGCATCTACATTACTAGATTCATAACTATCACTACTTGATAATTTAGTTCCTAAATCAATATCTAAATTATTTAGTTTTTCAGATTCAGAAGACATTTCGATTTCAGCTTGTAAATCTTTAATTAAATTATCAACTTCTAATTGAGATGTTGAATCTGCACTTGTTTTATTTTTAAAATTATTATTAATATTCAAAAAGATATTACTGTTAACTTCCGTATCAGGAACATCAAACTCATCTCCTTCATCAGAATCTTCAATAAATTTATAATTATATGTTTCTTTTGGTGTAAATGAAATTAAAATTGGTCGGAGAAAAATACCAAAATCATTATTTGAATTAATCCAAATTGCATAACATTCTAAAATCATTTTAGTCCAACAATCTTCAGGTATTGAATCAACGCTAATTTTTTTTGAATTATTTTGTTGTAAAACTGTTTCAAAATCATTATTTTTAATAATTTTTACTTTAATTGTACCAGACGAATAGTCTTCAGATTCTCTTATAATTTTTTGAAAATTTATAGTTTGATTTTCATCAGTAATATTAAACCAATTAGAAGCATATGACGCTGCATCCATTTTAATTTTATTTTCAAGTTCATAAAGAAAATGTATAAAATTATTAACTCGATCTTTTTCTTTACCAACTAAAGCCAACTCAATCTCATGATATCCATTAAACATTTGAGCTTTACCAATGTTCAATAAAGTAGGAGTTTGGAAAACAAAATTTTTTAATTTACTTTTGTCATTATATTTAATTAAAACAATTTTTTTTTTTTCATTTGATCTATCTTTAGGATACACAATTTTATTAAAATCTATGTGATTAATTTTAAATGGTTCTTGGATATTCATGTATTTATATATTATAAAAAATACTCCTTAAATAATTTTATGCAATATTTATACTATTAAAATAAATTAACTAGTTGCTTTTTTAGTCTTTGTTGTAGGCTTTACAGGAGCTTTAGATACACCTTTCTTTGGTTTGACATCTTCGTCAGATTCATCTTCATCATCTGATTCAACTTTTTTTACAGATGGTTTTGAAGAAGCTGTTCGAGTAAGTGGAACTTCATCTTCAGATTCTTCTGATTCTGATTCAGAATCTACCTGAGCTACTTGTTTTCCTTTTACAACTTGAGGTGTTACTTGCTTTGTAACTTGTTTAGCAGATGCTACAGTATGAACAGTATCAGATTCTTCATCAGAATCTAGAAATGCATCTGACTCAAGATATTGTTTGACATTTGAACTAGATTTAGCAGGAGGTTCTACCTCTGTCTTTGCAATCTTGAATGTAAGACCATATGTTGGATCTTTCTTGCTTGGAGCTTGAGCCCACAGTTTTACAGGTCGTGCAATAGGACGAATACGACTCATCCAACAAACATGAGAAGCAAAATCATCAACAGATTTAACTCCTTCAACTTTGGTTCTAACTCGTTTACTACCTTCCATTACTGAAGTGAATACAATAGATTTAACTTGATTATTATCAGGATATGATGTATCAATCTTAAGTTTCATGTATGGATGACGAGGACCATAATCTTTCTTTGTATCTTTTTTAGTATCTTCATCTTCTTCTTGAGGCATTCTTAAAATTGGTTGATAAATATATTTAGATGCTTTTGCACCAAACATTTTTTCCTTAAATTCTGTAGATCCCAGTTTATCATCCAACTTTCGAAGCATATCACTTAGTTGTTTAACTTCTGAAACTGATTGATCAAGAGGAACCTTAACAAATGAACGCTGAGAATCATCTGTATAATACTCACCTAATTTAGGTACACCATAGGTAGAAAGATGAATCCAAGGAAATTGAATGAATAATGGAATTTCTGATCCAGTTTCAGGACTAGTGTAACGAATGTATGAAATTTTTTGTCCCTTTGAACGAGTGTTTTCTTCAAGATCTGTGAAATTTACTTGAGAAACATTGACGTCGGTATAATTGGTAGTCATTTCTTTAGCGGATTTGGTAGTCATTTCTTTAGCGGATTTGGTTGACATTATAATATAATTCATTTAAGCCAATACATCATTAATTCAATTTTTTTCCTAGGTCATAGTTTCTTAACTTCTATGGGTTTTTGATAATAATAGTAAAATTTGCAATTTGGTTGATTTTCATTTTTAAGTATAAAATTATTAATAATTAGTCTTACCATATGATCATAATTAATAACCTTAAAATCATCTAAATTAAATAAAAAAATTTCATCCCATGTTAATTGTTTATTTTTTTTATTACTAAATATTTTTACTTTAACGATATCTTTTATTTCCTTGATAGTATATGATTTATTTGGAATATTTAGGTATTCAATTAATTGATTAGAAAATAAATACTTTGAAGTGAGATTAAACTTTTTTTCCATTATTTAATATTATAAAATAAAAAGACTTAAAGAGACTATTAGTTATATTTATAAATGGAAACTGAAATAGAAAATTTCGATAGTCTTAACTTAAATGAAAATTTATTAAAAGGGGTTTATTTACATGGTTTTACACAACCATCAAAAATTCAAATTAAAGGTATTAGTTCTATTAATACGGGAAAAGATTGTATTTTACAATCTCAATCAGGTACAGGAAAAACAGCTACTTATTTATTAGGGGTAATGAATAGGTTAGAATCAGAAGAGAAAACATGTCAAGGAATAGTTATAACACCAACAAGAGAATTAGCTGATCAAGTTCATCATGTTGCTGAAGATTTAGCAAAATATACTGATCATAAAATTGCAAAATGTATTGGTGGTACTGATATCAATAAAAATCGTTCTGATTTAAAAATTAGTTCTGTAGTTGTTGGTACATTAGGAAGAATTTATCATATGATCAGTGAGAAAAAAATTAATATTCACAAACTTAAATTTATTGTATTAGATGAAGCAGACGAATTATTATCAGATGGTATTAGTGAAAAATTAAATAATATTTTTGAAAAAGCACCAAGTGGTGTTCAAGTAGTTTTAATTTCAGCAACTATGTCAATTAATGTTTTTAATGCAAGTAAAAAATTTACTCATGAACCAATAAAAGTTTTATTAAAAAATAATGAAGTTGTGGTTGATTTAATTAGTCAATTTTATTTAGATGTTGAAAAAGAGGATCTAAAATTTGATACTTTATTAGATTTATATAATTTGGTATCTACATCTCAAGCAATTATTTTTTGTAATACTATAAGAAAAGTAGAATGGTTAGAACAAAATTTAAAACAAAATAATTTTCCAATTACTGTAATTCATTCAAATATGAATCAAACAGAAAGAGATGATGTTGTTAAAAACTTTAGGGAAGGAAAAACTAGATTATTATTAACAACTGATTTATTATCCAGAGGTATTGATATACCACAAGTCAATTTAGTAATTAATTATGATTTACCACCAAATAAAGAAACATATGTACATAGAATTGGTAGATGTGGTAGATTTGATAAAAAAGGGGTTGCTATTACAATGGTTAAAATGACTGACCCATCTGATGTTAAAACATTCAATAAAATGAAACATTTTTATAAAATGGATATTAAAGAAATGCCAGATTCAATTGAAAAATATTTATGATTATAATTTTTATAAAAAAATATAATACTTAATATATGGGATTTTTAGAGGATTTAAAAAATGGTGATTTTAAAGTATAATTTTAGTTATCTTTGCTATTTTACTATTTAATTTATATTGGTGTAGATGCAAAAACAATAACCAGAATATATCCAAAAAACAACATAAAGAATTAATGGCTAATGTATCAGATGATATTAATGCAGCCATTAATAAAATTTATAAAGCAGACGTCGAAGCTATTAGAAATTTAGCAGATTTATCAAAAAAATACAAACTGATGGTTTAACTGTTGCTAGGAATTTAATAGTAAAAGGAACAATAAAGTCAGAAAGTGAGATAAGCAATAATAGTTTCTCATTATCTGGATTAAATAGTAAAATTGATAGTATCAATTCTCAGTTATCATCCAATATTACACCTTTTTCACTGAAAAATGGGACGAGAGAAAGCAAAGCTTCTTCCCTGAGAGCCTTTAGGCTCTTCACATTTAACAGTAAAAAAAATATAATTGCACCCATTAGGGCTTAATGTAATTTGACGCTATTATTTATACCAATAATAATAGGGTTGTCATCTTTTATTGTTTCGGGAAATTTATAATCTATCCTAAATTTTTCTGGTCGAGGATGAAGAATTTCATCCTCTAACTTTACGTTTCTACAGAAACTTAAAGGTCGTGTTTTATTCAATAAATATGTATTTACTATCTTTATCATATTATTTACAGCATTTTTATCACGATTAATACAACCCATTCTTTTACTTTCGGTTTGATACCTTAGAATTGAATGTATTTTTCGTTCAACACATTTTTTATCTGGTAAATACATATTTTCACATCTTTCTTCTGTTTTATAATTTAAACAAGATGTTCTAAATTCATCTATATTATATATCGTTAAATATTCATTTAATTTTCTTTTTAATCCTAAATTTGGAGTAGAAATATATTTAATTCTTGATGGGGTTGTTTTTAATCTATCGCTCCAGTCCCCTTGAATTAAAATAACATCTTTTCTAATATGAAGAATTAAAGAAAACTACAGATTATATTTTTAAAAATAAAATTAAAGATGAACATCTTAAAAATTATTTTAATTATTTATATATACAAGCAGATGATTTTATAATAAAAATAGTTAAATGACTGTCCCATTTTTCAGTGAAAAAGGTGTAATAGTTCAATACAATCTATTAATTCAAATGTAAATAGTCAAATATCTAATGTAAATTCTCAACTATCAAATAAATATAATAAATCCGGTGGAACCATATCAGGGAATGTTGATATAACAGGTCATTTAACTAGAACTAATTTTACCATTAATACTGGTGGTGGTAATAGAATTGTAACACAAGGTGATAGTGCTCAGTTTATAGCAAATGGAGTATTTTTTGGAGATGGTGCTTGTCATGGTAGAAGAGGTAGTTTTGGAAGTTGTCGATAATTTAATTAAATTAATTATAAATTGTTAATTTAATAAAATAATTTATTTACCAAGAGTTGGCATGAAGAAACCATGTTTTACATAATCATGTTTTACAATATCTTGTAATAATGGATCTTCTTCTAATAATTTGAAGGTAATACGACCTCCAGTTTCATTTTCAGTATATTCGGAATTCTCTAATTTCTTGGTATCTAATAACAAGTCAAATGCACCAGTTCCACCAGGAATTGTACGACCTACTGCAATACGAGAACTAACAGATTTCATATTGTCTTTCTCATTAAATATAGCTGCATTTACAAAATGATCCATTGTCTTTTCAAATGATGCTCTAGCTATTGGATCAATATCAATCTTACCTAAACCATGACGATCCATTGATACTATTTCTCCTAAATGACACATTTGGTCAATTAATAGAGACAAATGGTTTTGATTAATTTTAGAACCACCAGCTACATAAGTTTCTGTTAATTCATGAATTAAAATTTGTCGAGCTGCTTCAATACCATATAATCTTAAAGTTGTTACAATATCATTTGATTTGACTCTAGTTAAATCGATACCTTTCATCATTCTCATTTTCTCAAAATTAATACCAGCTGTAACTACGACATATTCTTTTTCTGTATTTTGTGCACCAGTATCTTGATCAAATTTAATAATACGTTCTTGTGATACATCTATTGATTGAATATTTTCAATACCTTTAAGTGTTATATCATCAAAAACCATTCTTAAAAATTCAGTAATAATATTGTAATTGAATGAACTCATTGAAAACCTAACATGAATAATCTGTTCTTTATCAGTTGGACTATTTGATAAAATAGCACATCTACTGATTCTACTGATTACTTCTTTTTCATTCTTCTTTAGATTCTTCAGATTTGTGTAGTTTTTATACCAATGTGAAATAAACTTGGTTTTAATATCTAATAGTGTAGTTTCTTTTTCAATCATCTTTTCAATATCCATTTTAATTCTAAAAACAAATGGTAAAGAACCAATATCTGCTTTTTGATTGTTAACAAAGAATGGAGTTGAAACATTATCTGATTTAATCTTTTTACCGTTTTCATCATTTTGTCCAACGTCATAATACACTT